TTGTGAGGGAGCCCACAGAACTTTGGATTGAACATTTCTATCCAGGTATATTTGATGATGTCATCCTAACAAACAGTTTTACAGAGAATGAAATCAAAAAAGTAGATGTGTGCCGCGCCCTAGCTATCGGTTGCATCATTGATGATAGTATGGGAACATGTATGGAATGTATGGAGGCTGGCATGGATGCTATAAATTTCGTTGGAGAAGAAGTGTATCCATGGTGTGAAGAGAGTGACATCAGCCTTCGTCGTTGGTGTAAAGAATCTCAAACTTTATTTGGTGTGTAATATTCAATGTAAAGAATAACACGATCTTCTTCAGAGTTATTTTCCGCCCAATGTGGGAATCTGGCATTCATTATAATATGTTTTCCATTTTCTTCCTTCACGTCACCTAACGTATAATGATGAAGGTAACAACCATCTGGACACTGTAATCCGAGATGGTACGTAAACTTATATTCAGAACCAACGCGATCCGTGTGTTCTTTTAAACGGACACCACCCTTCATGAGAGCAAATCCAGCTATACGAATACCTGGTATCTGAGAAAGTAATTTATGTGTTTCTGGACATTTCAAACAGTTGCCCAACACTGGTTTACTTTCCCAAATAATAGGCCAACTGATCCATTCATTTTGTACATGTGTTTGCCCACCTTTGAGCCAACCACATTTACCAGAACTATAGTCTGAAACAATCTTACGAAGTATATCAGAACCTTCCCATTCACCCGTAGGTCTAGGTTGGTCACTTATGAAGACATCTCTAGGTAAAGCATCTAACTCAGTGCGTAAAACTTCCCAGTGATCCTTGAGCTCTTTAAGATGCATTTAATTTATAAAGGTATAATTTTTTAATATTGTGTAAGTTTAGATGAAGCACTTTTACGCCATACTTTTTTCAGTTATTTTGGGATATGCATATTACGAGATGATGGAAGCTTCTCTACCTACAGAAACCAACTGTAGCTACATGGCTTCTCCTATGACGGATCTCCTCGCGTTTTTATGGGGTTTTGTACTCATGGGCTACGGTGTGAGATATGACAATGCCGTGTTGACCCTATTGGGTTGCACGATTATCGTTGAACATATTTTCCAACTTAAGAGAAAAGTATAATGTTCGCCCTCCTCTGTAAACCTATAGCTATTCCAGTTCCAAACTCAAATCCAGTTCTCAGAGCAAATGATTGTCGTATAGCGTATGTCACACCATCTCAAACACAAGAAGGTAAACTTGAAATTGAGATACTGGAAGCGCCACCTATTACAATTGGTCAAGATAAAGAAAGTACAAAGTTTTAAAAATATGGACGACTTAAATTAATGAGAGTGTCATTACCCTTCATCTTTAAAAAAATAACTTCATCACATTCACCACCTTTCATAGTGAGTTCGGGTTCACCGCAGGTAGTTCCAGGACCCTTATGTCTATCACACGCAGCTTCTGTCCTAGTTGTGATATTCATATTCTGACTATATCCTATGAAAGTTCTATCAACCTCCCCTTTACTGTCACGAGCTTCAACGGTAGCCTTCCATGAATATGGTCCAAATTTCCATTCATTAGGTGTTTCTATAGGCGGTGGGGGAGCATCCAAACTTGCAGCCTTTAGTCGTCTACTAAAACGATTTTTTACTAAAACAACACGTTGGAATAGAAGCTGTGTAATAGCTATCATTTACTACATTTATATTCATAGTTTTAAGTTATTTTTACAACTTGGGTAATAGTCAAATAGTAAAAATAAAGAATGCACTCAAGGAGGATTGAACTCCTGGCCTTGCGCTTACTAAGCGCACGCTCTAACCACTGAGCTATGAGTGCTAAATTCTCTTCCAACCGGGTTCGAACCGATGACCTCGCGATTAACAGTCGCACGCTCTACCAACTGAGCTATGGAAGAATTGTCCTTCCTACCTGATTTGAACAGGTGACCATTGGAACTACAGTCCACTGCTCTACCAACTGAGCTAAGGAAGGATGAAAGCTCCCACGTGGATTCGAACCACGGGTGGTGGATTCAAAGTCCACAGTGTTGACCAACTACACTATAGGAGCAGATATATTATTAGTTGGTGTTTTTTCTTTAAGCTCGTTTACATACTTAAATCCAATTAACGATATTGAAAAAAGTCCAGCTGAAGTGTTGGCTATGATCATGGGTATGACTCTATAGTATATAGAGTATACAAGACCCATTGTACTTGCCAACATATTCAGACTAAGAAACTTGTAATCAATTGCATTGGTATCTCTTTCCTTATATACATGGTGTACTTGGGGTACAAACATTATAGCAATGAGTATTGAACTTGTCAGTCCAATACCGTCAATGACGTTCATCTTATCTCAAACTATTTTCTAATGTTTAAGTAGGTATGTTACCACTTCTCGTTGTAATAGTCATATTGGCATTGGTGTTCTTTTACTACAAGAGAACATCTGTCAATCCAGAAAAGTATGACTATAAATGTTTCCTCTTGACTCTACCAAAAGAAGAAAAGAGAAGAGAACGTTTCATGAAACACCACAACCCAAAAGTACCGATTGAAATCATTTATGGTCCGGATACACGGGATATCAAAAACGCGAGAAAATTTGAACACATGATTGATGGTGAATATTTTGAAAAAGCTGTAGAGATGCACTATGACAATAGTGTCAAGAGACCTGATATCACATATTTTAATATGGGTGCCATAGGTTGCTTCATGGGTCACTTAGAATTCTATGATAGATGTTTTGACCAGGGTTTGAAGTATGCGGTTATTTTTGAAGACAATGTCATTGTAAAATCTGATCGTCTTTATAAAGAAATACAAAACATCATAGACGACCGAGGTGATGAATTTGAAATGTGTTTCTTCCATTGTCTTGCTCGTTTACCAGACAAACAAGACGGAAAGTTAGAAAAGGTCAAATGGATTTCTAGCACCAAGTGTTATCTCATTAATGTTGAAAATATGAAAAATTATATAAAATACTTCCTTCCCATGGACAATCACATTGATATGAAACATGAAGATCTCATCGCAAAGGGTGCACGTATATACTACAAAGATATGAGGCGGTACATGAAGATTGATAGGTCCCATAATAGCACAATTGGTCACTACGATCATGGACGTAAGGAGTTTTTTTCAAAACATCACCCAACTGCAACACCCAGGGATGTTAAGTACGGGTACTGATGTACACAGGTCTCTCAGTTCTGATGATGGAAAGTCCCAAGTTTAGAACAGTTTTAGCCAACCACGACTTCACGAAGATAGTGCTGCAGTCAACATATCTCCTTGAATTCGGACGATGATGATCTAGAACCTCCTTCATAGAGAGGACCCTCCCAAGTGAAATCTTTTTACACTCCGTGACATCTATGACAAACCGAACAGGTTTTTTGTAGGACCAGGCGTGGGTAAACATAGAATCCAAATCCTGGGGCTTCGTAGTGTCCCTAATTTTGATGTTATATTGGAGGGTCATTTTTATAAACACACAAAAAATGTTTATAAAAATGATCCAAACGGGGCTCGAACCCGTGACCTTGGCGTGCCTTATGCGAGTTTGACCTCACTAGTGTATACTTTGTATAAGCACCACGCTCTAACCAACTGAGCTATTGGATCAAAACTCGTAAACCGTGATGGTAAATCGTCCTCGCTGTTTTACCTTTGGTTCTAGAAAGAGTTCTCGTATCTTATCTTTTCCACGCTCAGTACCTTTAAGCAACTTCATTTGTTTATCAATTATAGCCTCTGATCTAAATATAATATTTGAAGTTTCAAAATATTCAACACCGTCTGTAGTAACTATAGTGACCGTGTTTGGTGGTGACGTTTGGGCTCCAATAAACTTTGGGTCTTTGTAATTCTCTCTAAACATCACCTACCCTATATTGAGAAAATCCTCAAAACGGACAATATTTGTCGCACCCTTGATGAAATTATGGTGATCTTGAGAATGTTGGAAGGCAACTACGGCCATTTGGTGGGACAAAATCGTATCATAAAAGCAAGGTTCAACATCACGGATTGAGAATCCAGGTTTCATAATTTTTACTTCAGTATCCACCTCATCATCTAGAAAATTGATGATGTCTTCGTAGTTACACGATTCAGAGATGATAACAGTCGCGTATCCATTCACTTCGTAGTTATTTTTAATCTGGTGCATCTTAATTTTGTTGACCGTTTCTGGTGTCACAATGTCTGTAACTTTAGAGTAACGCGCATACGTTGCCTGTGTCGCGAGACCGGTCACATTGAGACCCGGAGCTTCAACAAACACGATGGAATTGGTAGTCGTAGCCTCTACATATGCATGGTCAATATATTTGGCAAACTCCTGCACGGCCGTTTGAAATCCCAGAGACTCAATACCTGGGATGTCATTGAAGATTGTCTTGGCAATGCCTACGATATTTGTATCAATCCTATCATCTAGTGCAAGTTGCTTAGCACCTTTCATGGATTCGTTACCACAAATACAATATAGTTTATCAAGATCACGGATATTCTTAACAGCCCTTTCTACATCAACCTTATCACACGAGACTCTGAGTACAGAACCCGGTCCTTCCCGAATTTTTTTAATGTCTAAATCTACACGCATCTTATTATTCACACCCCTGAAACCCTCATTTATGCCGATGACACGATTGTCACGGGCACTCTCAAGACGAGTAAGAGTGTGGATAATATTGTTGACACCTGGACATACACCGCCAGCTGTAAGAATTCCAACCTTCATTTTATCTATTTATGGCTGTTATTTTTAATTAAGTAAACTGTGAGAAGTACACATGACACAAAACAAATGATATTTATATAATCCAAACTCTTTTTTATGTTATCATATCCAGGTTGAACTTGTTTATCTATACCAGATGGTTTAACTATCACATTTTCAATAAAATCCCAAATATACCACCAACCTTTACTTGCATTTTCAGTTTTTTCAACTTTCTGATATGCTAAAGGTGTATTATGGGTATATTTAGAAACATGTCTATTTGTTTCAAAATCTGCATGTCCTAACATGAAATCGTGATCTATGGCATAATTCATATACTTATCGTTATAGATTGTAGCATGCGCGGTGAAGTTACACAGTATTAATTGATGTCGTCTGTTAGTTATGATGTCAAATGGAGATACAATTGGAAATATAGATCCAAAGTTGTAAACAGAAGGGTTGTTTTTCATCAAAAACATATTCAAATCTTGATAAACTTCTGGATCTGTAATTCGTTCATCAAACTCACAATCATCTTCTAAAACGAGGATTCTTTTGTAACCCCTTTCAAGTGCATGTTTGAATATAGTCTTAACGGCATCTTCTAAATCAATGTTCGGTTTGTTTTCACGTAAAAACTTTTCACACTTTTTGTAACCATAATTGTATTGAAAAACAATTTTAGAAGTTGGCTCAGCTTTCGTAATGTGCTGATATATTTGGTGCTCCCTAGGAGAATCATGCATTATGAGGACATACGTACAGTCTACACTAGGATCTAAATTACCATTTGGAAGTTGATAGTCTCTGTAATAGTAACAGCTGTCCATTACAATACATTTACATTTTTTTACCGATTAAAAATATAATTAGAACAATACAAAGTGCAAAGGATAATATGGCTAAATAGTCAGAAACTTTTTTTATATTATCATAACCGGGTTGAACCTTTTTATCAATACCACTTGGTTCTATTATAATAGATTTAGTTAGTATGTATGATAATGGATAACTTTCTAATGCATTTTCTGTTCCCGTAAGTTTTTGGTACGCTAACGGAAACTTATATGTGAACTTGGAAACATATTTATTCGTTTCCATATCAGATGCATCAAATAAAAATTTTCTATTACTGGAGGTTTTCATGAAATGTTCACTATACACAGTTGCGTGTGTATGAACATTCCAAATCAAACGTTGGTGTTTATTACCTAATACTACATCAGTAGGTGAAAGTAAAGGTGATGCACTACCAAAATTATACACATCTGGATTTTTCTCCATGAAAAAGGTATTCAAATCTTCAACGATTTTTGGATCTCTGATACGCTCATCAAACTCGCAGTCATCTTCTAAAACAAGTATCCTTTTGTAACCCCTTTCAAGTGCGTGTTTAAACGCGGTCTTATAGGCATCTTCCAGATCAATACTTGGTTTGTTTTCACGCAATGTTTTTTCACACTTTTTGTAACCAAAGTTATACTGAAAAATGACTTTGGAAGTTAGTTCGGCTTTCATGATGTGCTGATATATTTGGTGCTCCCTAGGAGAGTCATGCATGATAAGGACATATGTACAGTCTACACTAGGATCCAGGTTACCCTTTGGAAGTCGGTAGTCTCTGTAATAGTAACAGCTATCCATTACAATATATGAGAAAATTACTTCTCAGGTTCAACAACTTTGAGTTCATATTTGTTCTCACCACCATAGACAAGTTTCTTATAGAGCTTTTTCATGAACTCGGGCATGTTGTTACCATTTGCGGTCACGTCAGAGATGCCTGGTAAAAAGCAAGACATACGTCTGTAAAATAGAGTGTTCTTGTCGGATACGTCTTTAGACGCATCACCAACCCGGTAATACT